TTTCAAACCTTGTAAGTTTTGACCTTCTATGATTTGACGCACAAGCGCAAGGTCACCAGCATCTAATGATGAATCTGCGGTAGTTATATCTATTTCTAATGATGCACCAAAACCATTTGACTGGGGCGAGTCGCTTGCTCCTGCTTGTTTGCCAGTTACCGCAGCCGCACCAGTGCGTGTAAAGGTAAATCTATCTACTCCAGTGTAACCGCTTGTAAGGCTTGATTGGTCGCCACGCTGTGCCACCTGCATAGCACCATTGATGATGAGGTTCCTGTTTGATAAAGCCGTCTGCGAACCAATAAGTGCGGCTAGTTCTGCTGCTTTACTCATGCGAGGTCTCCCAAAACCATAAACTGCGCTTCTGAAACATCCGCAACAGAACCTGTGCTTCCCACACGATAAAATGTATCTACATATGCTACATTCATTTCGTTGCCGGAACATACGTTAGTGCTTGCGTTGCCAGCAAAACCAGCGGCTGCGTAGTCATTGTTTGCCATATTGTTTGTGTAGTTTGGGCGGTAATTTCCTGTGCCAACATCCGTAAGACTGGCGTAGTTTAGGCTGTTAGTAATGGATGTTCCTGCATTGTGCTGTATCCAAGCCTTCGCACTACCGTTGGCAACATACGTCATAGCCACTTCGTTTGACCCAGCGGCATCCTTCAGGGTGTTTACTCTTAGTTCGCTTGCCATTATGCTAGGTCTCCTAATACTGCGTAATTTCTACCATCTGAATCGGACGATGCTGAAGTAGAGTGTGTCTTTAAGACCATACTGGATGTTGCACGGAGATGTGTTGCTGAAAGTTCTTGAATACACGCTATGTAATCGCTTTCTCTTGGTGTTCCAAGATTGCTGAAGTTTGCATCATTCATACTATTAGTGAAGTTTGCCCTAACCACACCAGTGTCTTCATCTGTTAGACTAGCTACATTAAACGAACCTGTTATAGAAGGTGTGCCATCACCGCCTATAAATGCCCAAACCTTCGCCAGACCTTGCTGAAGTGATTGCGTTGCTGCCCCACCTTCAGATGTAACAGTAATGTCACCAGCCGATGTGATACCTTGCAGTTCGTCTACTTTGAGAATACTTGCCATTATGCTAGGTCTCCTGTCAAAACGAGACTTAATTCATCTGCGTCACTGTCAGCGTTACTACTGGTGTTCCTATTATGCAGAAAACAAGTTCCTGTCGTGTGTTGTCCTGATGCGGCTCTTTCAGCACTAAACGAAGTAGACATAGTGCTTCCTGTTGTGCTTGCATAATTTATATCGGACATATTGTTGACCAAAGAAGCGGTGTATAATCCGACTCCGTCATCACTTGCAGTAGAAACATTAAAACTGCCGTTTATAGAGAAACTATCTAAATCAACATTAGACCAAGCCTTCGCCGCACTTTGCTTAGTCAGCGTGACAGGTGACGTACCATCTTTTGCCGCAATAGTATCTACATTCAATACGCTGGTCATACGATACTCCAATATCCATTAACAGTGACGGTAGCGTTCTGTGTGATAGGCCCACCTGACACACCATTCTCATCGCTGTCAATCGTAATGTCTGCATTGATAGTCTGCCCATTCAAACGGATGATGCTGTTGTTACCCTTGAACGGATAACGTGTGTCACTTTCATTCTTAGTGTAGCTGTTTGCAATGCTAAAGGCATCGTAGGCTACAATCTCAACTACGTCATTTAAGCTGGCACCAGTGATAAGCACGATGCTGGTTCCGCTAGTGGCTGTGTAGTCAGTGACAGGCTTGAGTAGCACACCGTTCTGATACACGTCAACGTACAGGCCATCTGTGTAGGTCAGTGTCTTGCTATCTGCGTCACTGCCGGTGAAGGTAGTTTGACCAGCAGTGGCTTGGTAGAGGTATCGGTTGCGAACACCGAAGGATGGGGATTTACCTATGTATGCCATTATGCGTTCTCCAGTGCCGCAATACGGGCTTCAAGTTCCTGTATGGTCTTCACCAGCAACGGCACTAGCTTTGACTGGTCAATGCCCTGATACACAGGGTTGCCCTCGTCATCTACTTCATTGTGTGTGCCACTGATAGCCTCTGGAACGACACTCTGAACCTCGTGTGCTAGGAAGCCATCGACAGTGGTGTCGGGGTCAGCGATAAAGTTAAACCGCACAGGATTGAGTTGCTTGAGGCGTGTGGTTGCGTCCCAGTCTGCTACCACGTTTTCTTTGAGGCGGTAGTCGGATGCGGTGTTGTAGGCGGTAGATGAACCAGAAGTCGTGACGCTGCCAACCTCACCGTTTGCGTTGTGAAATGAAAGGTGGCCTGCTGTCGAAGTGGTACTTCTAGACGAATAAAGAATAGCCGCAGCCATCTGTTTACTGTCAGTTCCCGAACTGAAACCTGACGCTGGAATAACAAAATCGCCGTTACTACGAAACTCATAGTGGGTTCCAATCTTGACATCGCCACCGCTTTCAATTCGCATACGTTCTGTTTGATTTGTGTATAGCACCAGATTGTCTCCAACAGAGCCAATCCTGTTATAGAAATCCCCTGTTGTGTTAGCGTCTCTGATTGTTATAAAAGCATTTGTTTGGCTGGAGCCGCCACGAACAATAAGCGGGATGTTGGTTCCTGAATCTGCTTGAATGTCCAGCGTTCTTAATGGACTACTCGTCCCAATGCCAACCCGATTATTCGTGCTGTCAACAACAAGTGTGTCTGTGTCTACAGCCAGAGTATCAATGGCTCCAATGCCACTATTTGTAATTTTGCTTAAAGCCATTGATTACTACTCCTTAAGCGTAAGGGCTATCACCAAGTGTGTCTTCATCCCAAGCTGCCTTGAGTTCAGCAATAGTTGTTGCTGCGTCAATTGCTGCAGCGGCAGGTGCATCACGAAGTGCAGATTTTCTAGCTACAGATGCAGTCTTTGCAGTTGCATCGTCAGCCTCTAGTGCCTTCATGTATACTACGTCTTCTGCGTCTAGCAGTGGTTTGCGAACTTCACGAACCTTATCACGGAAGATGTCTTTGGCAGATGCCATGTCTTCTGAAATGACATTGCCACTCAATGACCATGCACCACGAAAGGCACGGTCAGAAGGAACGGTAGCCGTAGAAGCATCAATCTGATTCCCGTCCTTGTCTACGATGTATGTTGTTACAGCCATTGTTTTCTCCTTATGCTGCTATATCAGTGACGCTTAGTTCTTCAGTTATCTTCCAAGCATTGCGCCACTCACGTGTGCTTGGCAACTGTTCTTTGCGGCAGATAACCATCTTCGGTTTGTTGCCTGTGTTCCAGTTCTGCCACACGTGCTGTGGGCAGTCCTTCATAATTAGGTATTCGATAGCTTCTTCTTCAGTCATAGCCTCGACAGGTTCTGTGTTGTGCAGCAAGTAACCACGAGTGTGTTTCTTGAAGCCGGGTTGTGCTTCGTCCTTTGCCAGTTCGTGATACACCCACACAGGTGGTAAGATACCGCCCTGTAGCGCACACGCCATCCAGTTAGGGTCAGGCACAAGTATCTTGGCGCACTCATCAACGCTGTCCTCATAGACCACACGATAGTCTGACTGCACACCCTCTAGGTTTTCTTTCGCCCAGCATAGGCGGTCAAACAGGTGAGTGCCTTTGAATGATGGTGTCTGCGTCATTATGCTAGGTCTCCGTGCAATGCAGCAATAACATACGTTGCGTCCGTTAAAGAGCCACCAGTGTTGAATATATACATGCCCATTGTGCTTGTTGCGTATGAGCCATCCCTGATTGAGCCAAAAACAACAGACGCACCCCTAGCTGTTACATTGTGGGCGTAGTCGTCATTCGTCATGCTGTTCGTGAAGGTCGCTGTATATTGCCCTGTGCCATTGTCGGTCGTTGATGCAACATTAAAGGAATCACGAGCCGTAGCACCAGAAGCCGTGCCGTCAAGGTTAACCCAAGCCTTCGCACTACCCTCAACAACATAGTTCGTGGCGATTGACCCTGCGGTGCTGTGTTCCAGCGTATCTGCTATAATTTTTCCAGCCATTATGCTAAGTCTCCTGCCACCATCGAATTATGTAACGAATCATCTACAGTTCCATTTGCAAAAGCTGCTGTAGCGAAATAACTGCTTGTGGTGACGTTAGCACCTGCGCCCATTCTAGGATAATTTTTATTAGCAATCGTCCTGTCAAAGTGTGGTGAGTTTTGCACATTGTAAGTGGTGTTACTCATATTGTTAGTAAAACTAACCGTTACAACTGCGGTAGATTCATCTGTTTGACTAGAGGTATTTAATGTGTCACCCGATGTATTCGCCCCATAAGTCGTTCCAGTTTGGTCAAAACTTGACCATTGTTTAATCAACCCCTGTTGCAACTGCATAGTCGCCGCACCGCCTTCAGAGGTCACTGTGATGTCACCAGCGGAGGTCTTGCCAGTGAGGGTGTCTACTTTTATCTCACTCATGCTAGGTCTCCGTGAACTAAATAATAATTATTATCAAAATCTAGTAATCCACCAGTGTTGGCATTTAAGGTAACTACGTCAAACGCTGAAGATGTCTTTGTTCCAGTAGCAGAGGTTAATGCCCTATTGTCATATGGAGACCCATCCAGCGTACCTTGTACAGCATATGTTGACGCACTCATTGCAGATGACAAATTAACACCAAAATCACCAGTTGCATCATCATCTATTGAGGAAACTCCAAAACTTTCTGATACTGAAATAGAGGTGTAAGCGTCAAAACTAACCCACGCCTTCGCCGCACTCTGCTTCGTCAGCGTGACAGGACTTGTGCCATCGCTGGCAACTAAGGTGTCTACTTTTACTGTACTCATATCACACCACCGTCCAAGTTTCGCCGGTTCCGACTGTAACTGTTACACCTGTGTCTACAGTAATTGGGCCAGCAGACATGGCATTGTAGCCATCAGTAATTGTGTAGTCAGCAGCCACAGTCTGTTTATTTTCCCAGATAGGGAAGCTACCAGTAATCTGTACAGTACCACTAAAGTCTGCATCTGCAGCTTGCAGGTTCGCAGTGCTAGGATGTGTTACTGTTTGTGTAGCGTACCCTTGAAACACAACATAGAAATCATCAGTAGCTACAATGCTACCAGTCATAGTCAAAGCTGTGCCACTAACTGTGTAGGCTACACTGGGTTCTTGGCGAACATTGTTCACGAACACTTCGATAGCCTGTGCGTTGTTTGCCGGGTAGTCAAGAGTGAAGCCCGTGCCAGTACCGCCAGTCAAGTCCTGATACTTGATTTCGGTAAACCGTTCAGTCGGCTGTACACCTAGATATGCCATGCCTTAATCCTTACGTAATGTCAAGATGGCTGAGAACAACGTCAGCGGATGAAGCAGTATCGGATGTTACTTTTATAGCATCACCCGGTTCTAGTACTACTTTCTGGTCTCCACCTACTACAACTAAAGAACCACCAACTGGAATTGGTGCATCTTTAACAAGGTAAACACTGTCTTCTGCACCGCTAGTACGACCTGAAGCATCAAGCTGTACGTCTACGGTAATCTGACTTGTTACAATGTTAGAGATACTCAACCCAATGATGGTGGTTTCGGTTGCAGCACCACAAGTAAGGATAGTCGCTGGGGACGTTCCTACTGCAGTATCTGTCTCTGATAAAAATGCGTTTGCCATGTTTATCCCTCTTCGGATATATTATAAAGTAATTTTACTTGTTTGTCAACAGTTATCCTAGTGCAATAGCAAAGGCCAACGCACTTGGGTCGGTTTCAGTTACATCTTGGAATGAAAGGGTTCCCGAACCGTTGGTTGTCAGAACTTGACCATTTGTTCCATCTGATGTTGGGTAGTTCAAACTGGCAATAGTTGCCGTATCTGCTTGCACATCACCTGTTACAATAATACCACCTGATACAACCTGTACTTTTGTTGAACCGCCTGTTTGCAGAAGTAGGCTACCTGACCCTGCATCGTTAATAAAACTTTCCAGACCACTATGGTATATTTCAAGGTCACTGCCTGTGCCAAAGATAGCTTTGTCGTTATCCGCGAACTGGATATCGCTACCGTTCGTATCCAAGTTGCCGCCTAACTGTGGAGTCAAGTCCTCTACAACATTAGCTATCCCTGCCCCTGCAGTTACCTGTGCATCAACATATGCCTTGATAGACTGTTGAGTTGCTAACTGCGTATCACTGTCAGAAGCCATATTGTCTTCGTCTAGAATGGCGGTTCCACTAACCCCTGTATCTAAAACTGCACTGGTAAGAGTTTTGTTGGTTAGCGTTTGAGTATCTGTGAGGGTTGCAACAGTGCTGTCGATTGCAAGGGTAACTGTCTGGCCTGTTGCAGACGTATCGATACCAGTTCCACCTGTTACAGTAAGAGACTGGCTATCCAAATCTACAGCAGCGGTTCCGGTATCTGCAGCAACGTCCAAATCTTGGGCTGTAACCTGTGCATCTACGTAGGCTTTGGTTGCCTTTGCAGACGGTACTGTGTCATCACTTGCTGAAACCGATGTAAGGTCTGTGTCCAAAACACCTGATGCAAGCATGGTTGTGTCGATGTTAGAAACGGTGTTGCTTGCAGCATCGATAGTTTTGTTAGTTAAAGTTTGCGAACCGGTTAGGGTAGCAACTGTGCTATCGATAGCAAAGGTTACAGTATTACCTGAACCAGAGGTATCAATACCTGTGCCGCCTGTCAGTGTTAAGGTTTCACTGTCTAGGTCAATATTGAGTGCGCCACCTGTGTCTGCTTGGAAGTCCAAATCCTGTGCAGTTACTTGTGCATCAACGTAGGTCTTAATAGCCTTTGCAGAAGCGAGGGTGTCATCAGATGCCGATACAGATGTTAGGTCAGTGTCTACGTCAGTTACGGCTGTTGCGGTTCCAATCACAAGGGCATCTACATTGGCTGTGCCGTCTAGGTACAGGTCTTTCCACTCTGCAGATACGCTGCCTAAATCATACGCATCGTCGGTGTCTGGAATGATGTCTGAATTGTAGCTAGTGGATGAGATGTTGTTTGCAACCACATCCCCTGCAAAGTAACCGTCTTTAAATTTAAGGGTTACACTGCCAACATCTAGGGTATTGTTTGTTTTTGGAAGAACCTGTGTTCCACTTACAACCACGTCCTGTGCCGGACCAACAACAGTAATCGGCGCACCGTTCGCAGATGTGCCGTCGTGTGTGTGTCCCGTTGAATTGCTAAACGCAGTTACTAGCTGGTCGAACTCATCGTTGGAGTGTGCGGCGGTGATAACGTCGCCATCTGTAAATGTCGATTGACGGGTATAACCTGCCATGTTTTATCTCCTTCCCCCCGGAGTAAATTCCAGTTGGTATCCTTTGATTGAAATTGGGTCGGCACCATCTTTATCATCTAGGCGAACCGAAACCGTAAATCCGCTGCCTTCGATACTTTGACGAACCAATGGCGTTCCTGTCGAACCATACACTGCCGTTGCGTACAGGGATGCGGGGTTGCCGTAGATGGCAATGGCGGCACCAGTTGTTAACGGGTATTGGGCTGGCTGCGGAACCTGTGATGAACTGAAATCATACCGAATACGGAAATCCGCGTCCACAGCACCTTCGTTATCATAGTTCCAGATGATACGCTGCATCATTTTACGGATACCGGCATCACCCATCGTGAAGTCTGGGCCTTGATAAATTGCTTGGATGTTCGCTCCGTTGAAGGTATCGCCAACCTCTTGCTGGTAAACGTACCCGTCGTACCCCCCGTGAATAACAGTTTCGACACCGTTAATAAAGCCAGTGGTGCAACAGGCTGGCTTGATACCACGTAGGTCCGAATATTCCCAGCCGATACCCCCTTCGGTTCCGGCCTTGATTACTCCGATAATACCGGGTGCAGATGTATTAAGCTGGGCATCTCCGGGAAAAAACAGGCGATACTGACTTTTCTTACGGATTACAAGAGATGAAATCCTGTCGGTGGATACCCCTTCTAGGCGTGGCTGTATCTGTTTTGAAACGGTGCCAAGTTCGATGTCATCGTTCTTCTGTGTACCTGCAACGGTTCGCAAACCATCAGGGGCTAGATAAATCAGGTCGCCGCCAATTTCCTGAACGCTAAACCCGTCGATGCAACCAATCTTACGGGTAACAGGTTGTATTTGAAAATCTGCAATTGATGAACCAGCCATCAAGTAAATTTCATCTTCACAGAAAATGAACAGACGTTCACGGAAAGATTTTAGTCTGCGAACCGGGCTTTCGAACCGAAGAGAACCCGCACCGTTAGCCGTACTAAAGTCGGTTTCATCGAACGGAGCCGTGAAGACAACTTCCTGTGGGTTCGTGGACATGCCACCAAAGAACACGTGGTTTTTGAACACTGCCACGAACTGTGGGTCAGCAGGTGCGCCTGTCGCATTTAGGTCGGTTACGGCTGTGTTGTTGTAAACAGACGCATTGTTCGCGCCATCACACCAAATTACTTTAGGAGTGTTGTCAAAATTAAAGTTCGCAAAGTCGTAACGGCCTGCACTGGTTCGCCCAGTATCTATGCTTGTCCAACCGCTACCCGTACCTTTGTAGACTGCTGTTCCCTTAGAGGCAATAACTTGGTTTTCATAGATATGGACACCAAGAATAATACCTGTTGAGCCATCTACCTGATTTGCATCGAACTCATCGAACCCGTTGATGCGACGGTAGCCACCGTTAATGTCCGGTTCAAAATTTTGTAACTGAAGAGCAGCACCCGGTGGAATCGAGAAAGTATCCTTATCCAGAACCAAGCCGCCGCCTAAACGAACAACATAGGGGCTGAGTAGCGAAGTATCTGGCATTAAACGGCCCTCATGTAATCCTTACGGTTGATAAGTTCGACCCGCATACGAGCAAGCCCATCGCTGTAATCTTTCAGGGCTAACTGAGAGAATTGGGTATCTGAACGAAGCATATGGGTATAGTAACGAGCGCGGTTTACAATCACATCGTGGAAGCGTTCTGGAATAACTGGAACATCTGTTGCCAGCACCATGTCCGTGTGAGTTGCGTAGTAATAATAACGAACCGTGTAAGTTGACAAGTCAGGAACAGGAGACAAGCCAATCTTTTCGTCAGGGGTCAGATAAACATACTGAGGAAGAGCCTGCGAACCACCTGCTGGGTCGGTGTCAGCTTCGTTTAAGCGTTCAATGTATTCTTCAAATGAAATGTACTTCAGGACTTTTTCCGCAGTTGTTACAGATTCCTGAACCGTGAAGCTATCAAAATCAATAGTCTTGGCATTTGCTGGCTTAGTATATTCGGCTGTACCAGCAGTTGTGGTAATCGAACCAGTCGTAACCGTAAAAGGCCACTCAACTTCAGAGTTGATGATATCCCGCTGTGATTTGTTGATGAAGTCGCTGACAGAAGATTGAATACCACGAGCCGAAGCCAAAGTGGTTAATTCAACTTCATTAACTTCGCGCAATACTGCGTTGATAAGGTCGAGGTAGTTCATTGGTTACCTATTTGGGTCGTAAAATTCTTCTGTACTAATTGTTACTATTAAGGTATTAGCGGTGTTAGCAGCAACAATAACCTTGTCACCCGCATGTAGATACAGAGGTTTATCTACTGTAAATACAGAATCAAACGTACCGCCTGCCAAAGAATGTCCAGAAAGAATAGTGTGGGTTGTTGCGTCGTCTGCGTGATACCATTTTAAGGTGTAATTTCGGGTAGACGAATCGTTGTTGCTGATTAAAAGATGCGCCACGTGTGATGAAAAATTGTTAGGTACAACATAGATATCTGTATCTGACGTAGTTGTAAGGTCTACAGATTCCGTAAAAAACTTACTATTTCCGAGTACGGGCATTTTACTTCACTTTTCTGTATCGCTTCGTTTTAGCTTGTATCTTTTTAGGCTGTTTGGCAACTTGCTTACCAGCACGAGTTGCTCTTCTTTTAGCAGCAGTGGTTGCCGCATATTCTTTCTTCGATAACGCCTTGATTGCTTTTTCCGGTAGATAACGTTCTCCGGTTGCTTTGGGTCCCTGTGTGGATGGCTTTCCACTTGCGGTTCTCCATTTTTGTTTAGTCCAAGCCTTTAAGCTACGTTGTGGTCCACGAAGTGCCATTACTTGTTCCAGTCAAGAACTTTGCGGTGTAACTTCCAAAACCAGTTGCCGATGCAAGTAAAGGGCTTGCCAGCATATAGCAAACCCCACGCAAGATACTTAATCGAACATGCCTTGACGGCGTTGACCGAAGGTAAACTCGTAATCATCTTCGAGGTCATCCATTGCATCAAGCTTTTGATTTGCGTCAAGCCATTCTCCCAGAGCAGCGTCAAGCCGTTCGAGATTGTCTGTACAATGTTTAAAAGTGTATTCCGCATTCTTTTTCTGTGCCTCGTATTTATGTCTAAGGGCTTCTATAGCTAACTGACGCATGGGTTCTCCTCTTGATTTATTATAGAAGATAAACCTGTTTATGTCAAACGTTTTGTATGATTAACCACAGTATCGGTAAAGTTAAACTTACAAAAAGAACGATAATCCCAATAATGAACAGATTGTAAATCAACTCATCGCGTTTCTGGGCTGCTAATTGTTCCGCTTCCTTTTGTTTCTTACGCAAATCCGCCTGTATTCGAATGATGTCTTGCCACGCATTTACACCGTATTGTCCTACGATAAAGTTGCGAAGGTCGTTTTCCATCTGTTCAGCCTTCTTCTTGGCTGCGAACGTTTCCAAGGCTTCTTCTTCAACAGACCCAAATCGACGACCTTTGGCTTTACTGTGGCTGGTCTTTACGGCGTTGATGGCGTTCATCCATCTACCCAAGTCACCCGCCATCGACTCTACTTCTTTGCCTACCTCAAATCCTTTTTTGATTGCGGAGTAGGCTGTACTAGCAATCCCGATAGCAGTGATTGGGTCCATCGTTTCCTCATTTGGCTATTGGTTTGCATACCGCTACTATTTTTATACGTCTATTGTCTCCTATGGGGACGGGTCGTTGGTCAGACAACCGTTCTGCAAAATATAGGCATCTGTCAATATCCGCGAACCGCTGGGTTTGGTCGATGAGAGTTGCGCCCATGTAAACAGTAAGGACGAACTCAATCACGATATCCGCCACCAGCCTTCTTATAAGCTGCGGCTAACATCTGCGCTTTACGGGCTGACCACTGACCGGGTTTCCCGCCCTTGTCACCGGCCTTAATCTGTTCGAAAAGTCGTTTTCTCAGGGTTGGCTTAGTGTAGTTGCCAGCTTCATTAACTCGACTCTTGCTCTGCGTTTTAGGCTTCGACGGTTTGCTAGTTTTTGCAACTTTCCCGCCTTTCTTGAGTTCTTGCTTTTTCTCCACGCCGCTAAGTTTTCCGGCGTTGGTGGTTGCGTAGAAGACTTGTTCACCCTTTTTACCCCCATAGGTTCGTTTCATGCTAGACATGATTTTTTTACCTTTAGTTGTTAGGGGCATTAGTCACCTAATCCTAAAATTCGCATACCCTTCTCCGCGTATGTTTCTATAAGTGATTTTTCTGCGCTACCTGCCGCTTTACGACCCTTGTACCCAATCTGTTCGGAAAGAGAAGATTTAGAGGTTGAGGAAATCAGGGTCTTACTGGTAGCGTTAGCAATTTTACCGTTTTTACATTCCGCTTCATCATTTACACGGTAAAGCTTACCGCCACATTCCAAGTCTTTCATCTAAAATTCTCCCGCTTTCATAGCGTCCGAAAGTTTAACTGCCCGCGAACCAACCTGTCTGGCCCACTTCGAATCCATCATTTCCATTGCAGCAATATCAAACCGACCCTCGTGAATGGCGTTCCACATCTTGAGGAACTTGCACAAGCGAGGGACACCCATATTAAAAGCCATGTCCATGAGGATTAACTGGCGAACAGAGTCGAGATTTTCTACACACGGATGAACCCGACAGAGTTCGTTTTCTACGATGCGGATATCGTTGAGGGCAAGATATCGTGCGTCAGCTTCTGTGATACCGTGGTCGTAGACAATACCCATGTTGGGGATGTCCATGTATTCCAGTTCTTCTTTGGTGATTCCCCGGTCTTTGAGATTGCGACCGATACCTATAGTATCGATGCCCAAGCTGTCTTCGTAAACAGTCAGGACCATACCTTCGTGTTCAATGAGTTTGTCTAGAAAATGTGATGTGTTGTATTTCATTTGCTCGACCGTGTTTCAGAGATACGGTGATTAGACGTTCCGGGGTGTTTGCCTTCGTGATTCATCCACACGGCGAACGCTCCTGTCATTGCGCCAGTTACAACAGATACTAAACCAGCCTGTGCTGCACTGGGTTCGGGTAAGGTCATAAACCATTCGACGACACGCCAACTCATAAGCGTCATCACGAACATCATAAATCGTGGTAGGATT